TCCTTATTGAGTCTGTAGATCTCCGTCCAAAATTCATCCTGGGCTACTACCTCACGGCAGTATTCCAGTTGTTTTTCGGACCACAACCAATCCTCAATCTTACCCTCGTAAGAGGCTAGATCGGATAGGGCACCTGGTTTACCACCAAGTGCTTGTGGCATGGAGAGCAAAGCCGAGTATTTACTCGTTAGAGAAATACCTATGAGCTCAAGTGCACGGGATACCGGTACTGGTTCGTAACCGAGATCCAGGATTAGTCTGAAGACTTCCAAAATTTGTACTGCCTGTCGTTTAACTTCAGGTAGTAGAAAGATTGGAAAGCCAGTTAGTTCATGCCCATCCGAGAAGAACCTCTTAGCCATTTCGGCTGAGTTGTTCGACTCGGTGGACTTAACCTTAGATACTTCCACTCCCAAGAGCTTGACGTTATCCAAGAACTTGTGGTAAACCACTCGATCGAAGATAGCTACGTCATCTCCTAGGACCAGATAGTTTCTGAAGTGTGGGAAACCACACTCCTGGGCGCTTATTTCAACAAGGGCGTGTAGCGACATAGTCGCGACTGCCCAAGATGAGTAAACTCCCATAGGCGTACCGACCGAGTAATTAATTACTTGATCGGATGAATCGACTGTGAATTTTCTTTCACAGACAACCTTGGTCCAGGCTTCCGATACCTTGGTACCGAGAACCTTTGTGACGAGTGCTTGCTGTGGTTCCCTAGGGAACCTATCAGTAAACGCCGTCATATCGGCTGTACCCACGAACTGTCCTGTTCGGGTTTTCTCGATCAGTACGGTTTTAAGGTAGCCCTGTCTGTATGTACAATCAGTCTCTATTTTGCGCAGAGCGCTTATAAAGAGTGAGTGTACTGGATATAGTGCTAGTTGACTCCAGTAGTCCGCAATTGCGACTACCCGGGTCTTCCCCGCCCTATCCTGAAGGAACCTGATTCGTGAGTGAACACCTTCGGGGCTTACGCCTCGGAGGTGCTTACTCATGAGTCGAAGTATGTCAGGTGCGCAAGTGAGTCTTATAAGACTCACCACGCTTTCCAGCAGTTGAGGGTCCTTCCTTAGTGATCCAAGATCTCTAAGGCAGGATACCATGGCTGGTCCGTTTGGACCTTTCGTGGACCTCAACAAACACACAGACTGTTGCACCAGTTTTGACGCTGGTGCACCAGACCAACCAGAGATATAGTCTACAAATTTTTGTACGGTGCGCTGATCAGCCACCGACGGCGATGTGATCGTCGTCGTTGATTTATCA